GTCGATGCCGGCAGTGACGGCCACAAGCCGGTCCACACGTTCGATATTACTCCCGAAATGAAATCCCACGTCTCGGGCCAGGTCAGCCTGTTCAGCCTTGTCAGTGATGACGACCTCGAGCTCGAGCGATATGAAGGCGGAGAGGGCCCAGAGCGGTATTTCCTGAGCACCATCACCGGAGCGATGGACAGAACCGAGCAAGGCCTGAAAAACCTTTGGAACAAGGCTAACGACCGTCTCGGAGATACCAAGACCTGGAATCGCGTCCAAGACTTCGGAGATAAGCAGGCCGGTCGAATCGGAGGGCTTGCCGAGCGAATCGACAAGGCTGGGCAACATTTGCATTCAAAGCTGGATGAGTGGGTCAGCCGGCCAGGTACGATGCGAGGAAAGGCCACTGAGGCGATCGACAACACGCTGGGCAAGCTTATGGGCAAGAAACCAGCTCAGACTCCATACGAGCCAATCTCGGGAGTTCAGCCAGGAACCCACATTTGGCTGAATGGTCCGCACACGCTCAAGGGCGGTGGTGAATTGCCTCACATGACTCGAGGCAAGCTGGTTCGCGAAGAGAGTCCGACTCACGCCAGGGTGGACGTGAATGGTATTCACGTCGTCTTGCCGAAACAGAACCTGTATTACGCCTTCGACCCGAACAGGGCGAAATCGACTCCCGATGCCTCTCAACAGCAGGCACAACAAGCCGAACCTGCCGCTGGGCAGGCAAGCGCCACAATCCCCGGACGGCCCGAGCCAAGCAAGGCTAAATTTACAAACCCGGAGCAGAGGCATCCGCACGAGATTCTTCCCGGAGACCTGATCCACCAGAAAAACCCTAAGACGGGCGAGTGGGTCCACTATCAGGTTGACCGTGTGAACAAGCCGAAGAACACGGAGCCCGGCCGAGAGCACGAGATCAACGCGTTTGACGTCACTCAGGTCGAATACGACCCAGAGTCGCCGAACAACGTCCGACGAACCGAAACTCGGGCGAGCATTCGAGCTTCAAAACGAAACGAGCTCGGGCACAAAGAGTTCCTAAAGTTCGCTTCATCAACCCTGAAGCCATCTGCAATGAAAATGCAGAAGGACCAGCCTGCGCCGGAGAAAAAGCCGGAGCCTGCACAGCCGGAAGCTGAGCCGAAGGCGAGTGAATCCTGGACTCCGGCGAGTTTTGCGGCAGCGCTTGCTGCTAACAAGGTGCCGCCAACACCGGAAAACCAACAGTATCGACTCAACAATGGACCGGCAATCGAGGAAGAGCTGAGGAAAATACCAAAGCCGGCTCAGCCAGGCCAAAAGCCTGCGAGGACTTGGACGCCGTCAAGTTTCGCGGAAGCGATGGTTGCAGGCAAAATAGACACAAGGACTCTCAGCGGAAAAGCCCTGAAGTTCTACCAGGACAACTTTGACGTAATCCAACGTGAGGTGACCTACGGGATTTTAGATTCGGTAAAACAAAAGTACCAACCGACGCCCGAGCAGCTTAACGCGCAGATGCAAGCGCATCGAAACAAGGATGAAGCGTGGCCTGCCATTCACGAGTTGCCCCGTAACCAGTTTGTCAATGCTGGGAATGTTGGCCATGGTGGCGTGTTTGCCTTGGACAAGAAAACTGGCAAGGGTGTCCTGCTCTACAACGGCCAAAAACATGAGTTGACCGACCAGGAATTCAAGGATGGGCAAGTCGTCGCGAAGCCGAGTAAGATCCGCGCACGAATTCATCAGCAAGAAGCGGAGAAGCAATTCCTCGCTGCTGGCCAGGAAGGACTGCCGGAACATGCGAGAGACACATACGAGCAGCAAATCCAAGGGGCCTGGGCCAGCAGGAGAAAGGCTGCTCAAGGCCAAGTCGGCTCAAGCCAAGGCCAGGCAGAGGCGGCTCCGCCAGTCATGACCAGCTACGAGCGGCGCGGTCCAGCATCAATTGGCATTCAACCAGAACCAACTCCATCGCCCGAGGCACCAGAGCCACAGGATAACGCATTTGATCCCAACGACCCGGCAAATGACCCGTTCAGCCCTGGCTACGTTCCTCCGGCTGAATCCCAGCAAAGCTTGCAGGGCCCTGCCCGTTCGATCCAGGTCGATGCCGGCGTTCGAAACGCGCTGAACGAAGCCGCTATGAACACCCGTGGGAACAGGCATGCCATGGAGCATGCAATCCACGACTTTTTCCCTGGCGGCAGTCCTCAGCTGATCCAGCTTCTGAAAAACCACATCACCCAGCATTTCGCTGAAGACTTTGAAACTCTACGCCAGTTGCAGGATCGCCAGAAAGCGATCTTGCGTTCTCTGCCCAAGGGGAACACGGCAGAAGGCAGGAAGTTACTGAGCATGGTTCGCGCCGGCACCGACCTGGCAAGCCTTCAAAAGTATCTTCCAGGGTATGACACATTGGCCGACGAGCTTCAGCAAAAATTCCCTACATATTTCGGGGGTGATGATCGAGACGAAAAGGTCAAAGACTTCATTTTCAACAAAGGCCTGAAGCGAAAGTCCTCTGACAGGATGGTCGAAGAATTCTGGTCGGCAATGCCGCCAGACTACACCGAGGCAATTCAGCACATGTTTGAAAATCCCGGGGACTTCCAGGTCATCGATTTGCCTGACGTGTCTGGCGAAAAGAACCGGGAAGAGGATCGTAGTTGGCAGGAAACAGTGCCATTCTCTGTGACTGCCGACAACGCTCTTGTCGAGCGTTTTTCGTCTGCTTGGCATTCTGGAGCACCTTGCCGTGGCAAAAGCAAAACCAACAGAAGCCCATCGACTTTTGAAAGAGGCCGAATCGAGGCCGCGATACGAAAGGCGCTCGTGGTGGTCTAGCCTGACCGATGAACAGCGAGAAGGGATTCAGCAGGCAGCTCTGTGTTTGGAACAGAACGGCCTGCCGATGATCAGCCTGGTTCGAGCTATTCAAAAGCGGTATGGCGTGAAAGCAAAAGAAACGGCTATTCGAGTTGTCGTCAGGGAGCTGCTCCGCAATGGCCAAAAATGACCTGATTGACAGCGCGTATTCCGACTACTCGGACGAGCAAAAAGGTCGAAGAGACCTTGAGCGGCTGAAAAAGCACAATGCCAGGCTGCAAATGATCTGCGACCAGCAGTCAGAGCAGCTCGAGTCAATGAAAAAGGCTAAGTTCAGCTTCAGCAAGCAGCGACCGCAAAAGCCTGGGAAGACATTCCTGCGGTTCATTGTCCCTGACACCCACGGCTCCCTGGTTGACCAGGCTGCTATCACTGCAATGTTTGCCGACCTGGAGCGGATGGGGTCCAGTGTTCGCGAAGTCATCCTAATGGGCGACCACCTCGAGTGCGGCGGGTTCCTGGCCCAGCATCACGTCTTAGGCTACGTCGCGCAGAGCGAATACACTTTCGCCGACGACGTCATGGCGGCTAATGCATTCTTGGATGAGGTCCAACGATTGGCACCAAAAGCCCGAGTCTATTACCTCGAGGGGAACCACGAGAATCGGATTGAGCGGTGGATCGTTGACCAGGTTCTCGGGCATGCCAAAGACGCTGCGTTTCTCCACAAAATGTTCAGCACCAAGAATGTCCTTGGGCTAGACAAGCGAGGCATCCAGTTCTTTTCGTCAGGCGAAAAGTACGGTTTGCGAGTTCCAGGAGCGATCAAGCTGGGCCCCTGCCACTTTCTCCACGGCTCAAACCATGGCAAAGACGTCGCCCGCAAGATGGCCGGAATGTTTGGTGGAAACGTCGTTTTCGCGCACGTCCACACGCAGCAAAGCGTCACCGTCCGAACGGTATCGAGCGGTGAAATCGGAGCCTGGTGCCCTGGCTGTGTTTGCCAGCTTCAGCCTCTCTATCGGCACAGCACGATCACCGACTGGAGTCAGGGTTACGGTCTCCAGATTGTGCGGTCCAGCACTCTCGACTTCTTGCACTGCAACGTGCCGTTGATCGACGGCCAAAGCCTGCTCCAGGGATTCGCTGGGATGTTCTAGCGTAACCCCAAAGCACGTCGAGCCAATAATCAGCATCATCGTCGTCGAAGTCAAACATGACCGGAACCCTCCAGCCCCCAAGAGCGATTTTAAGTCGCCGAGGCCTCGGAGCATTGTGGATTTTTGCTGTCAACTGTTAATATCCACTTGCCTTTACCGTTCGGGATTATTTGCCGCAGAAACGGCCTGGTTATCCCGCTCGGGAAAACGGCGATTTGCGAGATTTGACACGCTGGGCGATTGTCTGATAATTGCGGCGCACAGCGGGAGGAATCTGCTCATCCTTACCCTTTGATAGCCTTTTGCGTATGACCAACACAACCGAACCGACGCCGCCAATACATGCGCTTGTTCAGGTGCTGAACACAGCTTATGGACCGTATGCTTTTGGCGTTTGCAGTCTTTTGCTGATTTGGTTCACCATCGTCCAGCCGGAGCTCAGGGCAAACAAACTGGACTTCGACACCTTCAACAAAAGCCTGGTAACGATGCAGCAGATAGGCTCGCAGCAAGAGGCTATTTCGCAAGCTTTGAGCGTGAACGCACGTCAGCTCGAGAGAATGATTGACCGCCTGGAGGAGGATAAGAAGTGACCTCTCATGGGTATCGGCCATACGACCACATCCAACGCAGCCTGACACTCAGCTCGTGGGTCAACATCGTCCAGGTGACACTGCTGAGCATGTTGCTGGTGTTCATTGCATGTCGTCAGCCAAGCATTCGGCAGCTTAATGAGGTTGCCGAGCTGACCAGCCTCACTCAGGGCCGGGTTCTGGTGGTCGAAGAACGAATCAACAACGCTTTGTCGCTGGTCGGGGAGATTGAGCGGCAAATCAGAGACTTGACCGCCCAGGTGGTCGCACTGCAACACAAGCAACCGGGAGTAAACTGATGAGTTCGTATGCAAAATACTGGCAATCACAGCCGCTGTTGACTGACAAGAGTTTCACCGACCTTCAGTGCGACGAGCGGGGGAATCTTCGGGTTGTCGGCACAATCAAGCCCTACGCCGCGACCGGGTCAACATTCAACGCCAGTTTAGCGCTGTCCACGACCACTCCTGCTGCCATTCAAGCGGCTGCTGGCGCGGGCCTGAAGCGGCACCTGACGGCACTGCAAGCCATCAACACCGGAGCGGCCGTCACGGAGCTAATCATCCTCGATGGTGCAACCGAGCGATGGCGGCTGACTCTGCCGGTCAATGTTCCGGTGGCGTTTGAGTTCCCCACCGAAATCCTCACGACGGCCAACACGGCCCTCAATGCCAACCTGTCGGTCGCCGGCACTGTCCGCGTCAATTTCCAGGGCTACACCGGGGCGTAAAGGAATCCATGAATCGCCGTTCCATCTTGCTTGTTGCTGTCGTTTGGCTGGCATCGTTCCTGCTTGCTGCCGAGGGGTTTTCGCAAACCTACTACTGGGCCGTAAACAGAAACGCAGCGGCTTTTCGTTGGCCAGGTCGAACGGAGGCACAGACCTCCGCATTGGTCAACGAGGCGCTCGCCGAGTTCAACAAACACTCCAAGCTGCAAATCAAGCCTTGGAGCGGCAAAGGCCCCTACCACATCGTTTTTGCATTTAATCCCAAGGTCGCTCAAAACGCTTTGGGAACTGCGGAGACAAAGAACGGGCGGGCGCTGATAACGATAAACAGCGTCCGGCCTGTGAGCGACAAAGCTGCTCGCAGCGTCATCCTGCATGAGCTTTTCCACGAACCGCTGCGATACAAAGCCAGTCCGCCTGCCGATAAGTGGGGCCATCATCCCAACCAGGGCTGTGTTTTCAACATCAACGCCAGCAGCGACAGGCTCTGCCCAGACGAAATTGCTTGGCTCAGGAAGAAGTACGGGGCTCGATAAACCATGCCAGACCTGACAGTAAGCACAGTTGTTGACACGTTCATGCAGGCCACGACCAAAGCGGCCATGCAGGACGCTGTCAATTTGGGTACAGGTTCAGGTGCGTCGGCATTTGGCTTTGGCAGCACTGCCAGCAATACTTTTTCTTCAGCATTTGGCTTTAACTGCACTGCCAGCGGCTTATACTCCTCAGCATTTGGTTACGCCAACACTGCCAGCGGAAACAACTCTTCAGCATTTGGCTACAACAACGTAGCTAGCGGAAATTACTCCTCAGCAGTTGGTTACGGCAGCGCAGCTAGTGGAGAACACTCCTCAGCTATTGGCTTATCCTGCTTGGCTTCCACCCTGAATTCAGTTGTCGTCGGCCGTTCCTGCTTTACCCACACTACGGGTCTTGCCTCGGTCAACGTCGGTTTGCTCAACAACCAAACTGGCGGGACGTTAAACGCAACTACCGGAGCAATCACTGGCACGCCAGCGGCCCTGACCACGCAGGGTAAGCTGACAGTGGCAGTTGGGATTCGGAACAACACGACCGGAGACCGTGCAGTAGCGATTGGTTACCAAAACACTGCTAGTGGAACTTTCGCCACATCATTTGGTTACCTCAACACTGCCAGCGGCATATACTCCTCCGCATTTGGATACGGCAACAATGCCACCTCAAGCAGCTCCACGGCTGTTGGGTTTAACAACAACGCCAGTCTCACGAAAGCCTCAGCGTTTGGAGGCGAAAACTCTGCCAGCGGAGAATACTCCTTGGCAGTTGGTTATGGCAACTCAGCCAGCGGCACCTACTCCTCAGTATTAGGTTACAGCAACGTAGCCAGTGGAGTTGCATCTTCGGCATTTGGTTACAACAACACAGCCAGTGGTATTAATTCTTGTGCATTTGGTTACCAAACAACAACAACCGTAGCCAACACGGTTGAACTTGGTTACTGGTCAAGCGGTACCGCCCGAGGTTCTGCAATCCGTCTCGGTGGTGGCATGGCGGCACTGCCCGTCGTCAATTCCGCGACCGAACCGTCTGACGGTGGAGCGACCGCTGGCAGCGAGGCGGCTGGTGCATTGCCTCGTGGCATGTGGTCTATCCGTCGCAATGGCCTGAGCTTCATCCTCGACTACAACGATGCGGGAACAGTCAAAAATCTAACACTGGGCACCGTGACATGATTCGACTGTTTTACAACTCCTCGATGCCCCGCTCTGGCTCGGAACTGCTGCAAGTCATCCTGCACCAGAACCCAGAGATTTACGCCTCGGCAACCAGCCCGCTACTGGAATACCAGTTTGCGGCGCGGGGTAATCTTGGCTTGCCGGAAGTCCAGTCGCAAGACCATGAACTGATGGAGATTGCCTTTCTCTCGATGTGCAGGGGAATGGCCGAGTCGTATTACCGGAACCTGACCAATCGGCCTTACATCATCGACAAGAATCGCGGGTGGTCGCATTACTGGGAATGGGTAGACCAGTGGAACCCAACCCCCAAGATGATTTGCATGGTCCGCGACCTGCGAGCGGTCGTGGCCTCCTTCGAGCGAATCTACCGCAAGTCACGGCATCTGCCGGTCGGTCCTGACAATCCCGCACAAATTCAAAACATGACCGTTGCCGAACGGGCGCAGTATTGGCTCGGAACTCAGCCGATTGGGCTGGCTCTCAAGCGAACGGCAGATTTGTTCCAGCGAGGACTCGCCAGCAAAATCCTGTTTGTTCGCTACGAGGACTTGTGCAATCGTCCCGAGGAGACGATGGGCAACGTCTATCGCTACCTGGGACTGAAGGAATTCGCCCACGACTTCGGGAACCTCAAAAAAGAAGTTGTCGAGGATGATTCGGTTTTCGGCCCCTACGGTTCGCACCATGTCGCACCATTTTTGACCAAGGCAAAATCAAACTGGAACGAAGTTCTGGAACCGGCAATCTGTCAACAGATTGTCGCTGCTGCTCCTTGGTTTTTCAAAGCATTCGAGTACGAGGTATAGCAATGAGCATTTTTGAAGTCAGCAACCAGATTACGCCAGAGGCTCGGGCCGCTCGCCAACTGCAAAAGGTCAACCAGCAATACGACCGGATGGTCGCAGAAGCAAAAGCGGACTTCGACCAGTTTTGGCGAACGGTTGATGGTGTTACTCCGGTCCAGACAATCCAAGCGATGGGCACTAAGGCACAAGCCTTTTTCATGCTCGCTTACCTGCGGGTGCAAATGCTGATTCAAGCCGCACAACTGATGGGCAAGCCGGAACTGATTACCGAATCGGACCTGCTGCCCCCGTACACGTTGACCTTCAAGGCAGACGGCAGCTTGGATTCTGCCGTGCCGAATTAGGTTTAATTTCAACCAACAAGAAATCAAACAGGTAAAAAGATGGCAATCCAATTCAACGTCGCAACCCGTAACGCTCGGCTCGACACCATCGAATCGACCAACGGCACAAGCTGCTCGCTGGAGATTCGTTCGGGTTCGGCCCCGGCAAACTGCGCAGCGGCCAGCAGCGGAACGATTCTAGCGACAATTAACCTGCCGTCTGACTGGATGGCGGCGGCATCGAGCGGCAGTAAGGCGATCAACGGCACTTGGCAAGACCTGAGTGCCGACAACACCGGGACCGCTGCCCATTTTCGAGTCTATAACTCCCAAGCCACCAAGGACGGAACTACCTGCTTTTTGCAGGGCACGGTGACGGCCACGGGTGGCGGAGGTGATATGGAAGTCAGCTCGACTTCGTTCACTGCTGGGCAAAGTTTTACCGTGAACACCTTCACCCTTACCGATGGAAATGCCTAGTCATGGCCGATAACGTCACGCTTCCCGGTGCTTCAGAAGTCATCGCTACGGATGAAATCGGCGGCGCACAGTTTCAGCGAATCAAGCTGATTCATGGTGCCAACGGCATCAACGATGGCGACGTATCGACCGTCAACGGTTTGCCCGTGCAAGGTGTGGGCGAATTGATGGAGGCGATTGAGGCATTGCGTCAAGCAGTGCAATCGCTGACGCGAAGCATCGGGTTGGCGACGGTCGATGTAACTGGCCGAACAAGGATGCTGGCCGAAAACCCGACTGCCGCCAACTTGCAGGCGACTGTCTCGCTGAACGCGGGTCAAACACTTGGAACTGTGACGACCCTAACTAGCTTGACCAACCAAACGCAGATGGGCGGGTTTGCGAGCAACGACCAAATTCCGGCTTTGATGCACTTGCAAGCCGACAATCTTCGACGAAACATTTCCGTGACCTAAGAGGACGCAATGGCAACTACAAACGGCAACCGCAAGATTCTGGACCTGAAACGCTGGGAAATGGTGGCACCTGCACCGCTGTCGCCGGCAGCAGGTCAATTCATCGTGTCGTCGCGGCATTACCGGCAGCAACAGTTGCTAATTTCCGGCAACACTGGCGCGCTGCTTTACAATCCCAACGAAGATGGTTGGGTGAATTTGCCCTCTCCTGCCCTTTCGGGAACATTCGGTGGTGGTGCGTGTGGAGTTGCCGTTTCGTTCTCCACTGGAACGACTGTTGGCGCATCGTTTCTCACGGCGACTGCCGGGACCACGACCTCAATCACGACCAATCAAACGCTCGCCCGCGACTTGCGAGGCTACTCGGTGTATTTTGTCGGCGGCACCAATGCGGGCAAACTCAAGACGATTGCCTCGAATACCATCGGGTTAAACTCTGTCATTACGTTTACTGACGCAGAAGCGGTGGCATTTGATGCAACCTCGCAGTTTCGTCTCAAGACACCGGTGTTCTTTGTAACTGGGGCGGCATCAATCTCGGCTGGTTCTTTCCGCAAATACTGTTACGCCACGAACACTTGGACCACGTTGTCCCAAACCGGTATGCCAGCATCACTGGCGACAGATGGAAAACTGTTGTCAACTCCTGCTTGGATTGACGCTGGGTTCAAGTCCTTCGCCACTGGAACGGCAACGGCAGGTGCCAGTACGACGCTGACCAATTCGGCCAAAGCCTGGGCGACCAACCAGTGGGCAAATTGTCAAATTCGCATCACGGCAGGCACCGGCGCGGGGCAAATTCGTACCGTTGCCTCGAATACTGGCACCGTGATTACAGTCGGCAGTGCATGGACCGTGACACCGGACGCGACCAGTCAATACAGCTTAGAGGGAAATGACGACTTCATTTACCTCATGGGCAATGGTGCGGTCACGCTCTACCGATATTCAATCAGCGGCAACTCTTGGACAACTCTGTCTCCCGGCTTGGCTCGGGCTGGTGCCCCTGGCGCAGGAATGTCGGGACACTGGGTTCACAGCGTCAGTGCTTCCGATTGGAAGAATGAGAACGCGATTCTAAACGGTCGCTACATTTTTTCTTTCCGTGGTGGTGGTTCGGCAGCACTCGACCGCTACGACATTGCCGCCAACACTTGGGCATCACTTACTTACTCACCGGCAGTGGAGACGTTTTCGACCGGGACAAAATATGTGTACAGCAAAGACGCAATTTACGTCGCAAAAGAAGCGACTGGTCGTTGGTTCCGGTTTGACTTAGCTCAGTCCTCGATGGACGGTTGGAGCACAATGCTTTACCCGCAAGGAGCGGCTATTGTTGGTGACACAGCTTTCGACGTTACCTACAAGGACGGGGCGACCGAAATCGACTACATCCACATGGTTCTTAATACGTCCACCATCCACCTTCGCCAAATGGTGATTTAATGACAGTGACTCAAATTATCGCCATTCTGGAACGGCGAATTGCCAATCTGAGCCAATTGAAAACGAGTGCGGAGCAGTTGGGCGACCTGGAACGTGCCGAGCAAATGGCGACCGAAATCGAGACGACTGAGACGACGCTGAGTCAGTTGCGACACCTGTAGAAAGTTGACCGATGAGCCTTCTGCTGCTTTTTAATCAATCAAGCACTGGAGGCGCACAGCTTTCGCAGACGCTTGGCGGATTGACCGCAGCGGCAACTGGCATCGTTCGACCGTCGAATGTTTACATTCGCCCTGACGGCACCAGTTTTTACTTTCGTCCCGATGGAACATCGTATTATGTTCGTCCTTCTTTGGGCGAAACAGGCGCTGTTTCCAAAACCCTCGGAATTGCAACGCTATCCGCCACGGGATCGCTTGCGTCTGGGTTAAGCGGCTCGGTCATTAAGACGCTCGGAGCGGCGACCCTTGCATCGTCTGGATCGCTCGCCTCGGGTCCAAGTGGCCAAGTTGTCAAGACGCTAACAAATGACACTGTAATCTCAAGCGGAATTCTGGCACCTGGCATATCAGGTAACGGGTTAGGATCGCTTTCTGCCGCAACTCTCAGCAGCTCCGCTGCGCTCTCGCCGGGTCTAAGCGGTCAGCTTAATCGAGCGCTGGCAACTGCAACGATTATTAGCGGCGGCATTTTGACAGCAGGCGCGGGCGGAACCGTCAACAGAACGCTTGGGGGTGCTGGTCTTGCGGGTTCCGGCTCGCTTGCCCAAGGACTGACAGGAACAGTTTCAGAGACGCTCGACTTGACTAGTTTGTCCGCAAGCGGAACACTGACCGGCGGATCGCGTCGTCGCCGACTTATTTGTGCAGGAGCGTAAAAATGCAAGTTTTGAAAATTGCGACGGTGGCTACCGTGATTGTTGGTCCGGTTTTGGATTCGGGCGGGCTGGCTGTCACGAGTGCGGTCATTGGTGACTTTCGGATTACCGCAGGCGGCACGACATCGACGCTCGCATCGCCTGCTACCGCCACGCATTCGCACAACGGACACTATACAATTGCCTTATCCACGGGAAACACCGGTTCGATTGGGCTACTAACAATCAGTAGCGGCAATTCAAATCACGCGATGCCCCCCTCAAGGTTTCAGGTCGTAAACGCAGCTACCTACGATGCCTTTTTCTCTCAGTTCGTGAATTTTGCCAGTGTCATTTCAGCTGAAATAGCAGGCAGCATTGAGACTGATGATAATAATTGGGATGTCGCTGTCGCGGTAATCGCCGGCAGGTCGGCCGACAGCGTATGGTCTGAAGCGACAGCTGGTCAAAATTTTAATGGTACGTTCGGATGGCTGGCCCAGTCCGTGAAAGCAAAAACAGACCAACTAACATTCACCTCCCCGGGCCTGGTCGATGCCAATAGCCTGCTAGGCGCTGGCGGCTCCGGAGCAATCGCCAAAACGATCACGATCACTAACGGCGCGTCCCCGCTTGATGGCGTTGAGGTGTGGGTCACGACCGATTCTGCCGGAACAAATGTCGTGGCGGGGACTCTGTCCACCAATTCGTTTGGCCAGGTTACGTTCATGCTCGACGCAGGAAACTACTACGTCTGGACGCAGCTTGCCGGATACAACTTCACCAACCCAACCTCGATCACGGTGCCATAATGACGACAATCGTCGGTTCCCAGGTCACGCCCGTTACCGGATTCAACATCAGCGGGGCTGATTTGATGTCTCGTTTTGACCCTGACTCGATTGCCCGTTTGGCGGTCGATGAGCGGGCTGCTCCAATCAGCCGGGCGGATGCCGCAATTCATCCGAATGTGACCACCGCAATTTCTGATGCGAAAGGTCGGTTTCTGGCTGCCGTGCAATTTGGTGGTCGATACCGACACGAAGACTTGAACAACCTGACGGCCGAGAGCCTGGAATACGCCAAGCGGATTGTCTGTACGCTGGCGATGGCGATGCTGATGGGCCGCAGGCTCGGCAGTCACGCTGAGGAGCGGCAACGTCTGCTCCAGGAGTGCCAGGTGGCGCTTGACTTTCTGTCGGCTGGAAAGGACGTGTTTACCTTGACCGCCCAGTTGGATGCAGGCTTGCTTGAAATGCAAGAGACGACCGAATCGACGATTGTGAACCGGAATTTGCGAGTCGATCAGCTCAAAGGCCACCTTTTTGCTTCGTAGTCGATTTGCTTTAGCTGCGATAGCCTTTAGAATATCGACCGTTTTGAGGCGTCTGCGGACGTGAAGGCGAACGAGGTTCTACCAAGAAAGGTTGGTGATCAGTGTTCTGGAAATTGATCTTGATTGCGGCTCAGGTGGTTCTGGCGAATCCGCAATTGCTGAATGACTTGCTGGCCAACATCAAGGAGTTCATTGACCTGGTGAAGGAAATCTGGGGAGACGACGGAAACAACGTCGTGACCCAGTCCGACTTGGAAGCAAGCGGAATCTTTGCCGGTCGAGCTGGCGGCTTGGTCGAGTTGATCAAGTGGTTGCTGGCAAACCCCGAGACCTTGCGGGTTGTTATTGAATTCCTGCGGGCAATCGGCGTTCTGAAGTCTTAGTCTCACTGCGCGGCCAGGTCTCGGCCTGGCCGTGTCTTCTTTCGAGGGTGGTATGTCTGACCGTTGGTTCTCGATTCCTGACGACATTCGCAGCGATTACGTAGTTCAAACGGCAAATGCGCCGGTGGTCTGGTCGATTGACAAAAAGTTGTTCCAGCCAATCTGGGACCAGGGGATCACTGGCGAAGGCGTGAAGGTTTGCGTCTGCGACACCGGGATTGCCAGCCATCCAAACATCCCGAAAGCGGCTCTGGCTCGGAATTTCACTAGCTCCGGCTCTGGCACGACAGACGTCACCGACCGAAACGGCCATGGCACACATTGCGCCGGGACGATTCTCGGAACGGACGGTATTGGTGTTGCTCCTGGCGCTACCTTGATGGTCGCCAAGGTCTTGGGAGACAACGGATCGGGTTCGACAACCTGGATTAACTCCGGCTTGCTTTGGGCGGCAGAGAACGGCGCTGACATTGCCAGCCGTTCGCTTGGAGGTGGCCAGGGTGACCAAGACGACTTGGCAGTAATCAACGAAGCCTATTCTAAAGGGCTGGCGATTGACGTCTGTGCTGCCGGCAATTCCGGGTTTTCTGGCCGAGGTAACACGATTGGCTATCCGGCCCGCTATGACCTCGGTTTCTGCGTCGGAGCTACCAGGTCTGACGGGCAGATCGCAAACTTCAGCTCTGGCGGGCAGCAAATGGACGTTGCCTGCCCAGGGGAACAAATCATATCAGCGAGCCACCGGGGGGGGTTCGTTGCGATGAGTGGAACCAGCATGGCCACGCCATGGATGGCAGGCCTCCTGGCCCTTGTTATTCACAAACGCCGAATAAACGGGCTCCCAGACTTGAAGGGACACGTTCAGTGGCTTGAATTTTTCAAGAACGAGGGATTTCTTCAGGATCGCGGAGCACCGGGCTTCGACCCTCGATTCGGCAACGGATACCCCGTTATTGACCGTATTTTGTCGTATTTGGTTGACCCTGAATGGGTGTAAGGAATATCATGAAAGACCTATGCTTGTCTGTTTTGTTGATTTTGGTGCTGGGATTGTCGATTCCCAGTGAAAGCTCGGCCCAGTGCGGCCGAGTGCGGTCAGTGGTGAAGAACACCTCGGCCAAAGTGATTCGGGCAGCGTCGTCCGCTGCCGTGTCGGCAAAGGGGGTGGTTCTTGAGTCTAAAAATCTGGCTCTATCTGCTGGGCGCAATTGTGCTCGCCGTGTTTTGGAAGTACGCACTCGCTGCCCTGTTTCTGGCGTCTCAGCTTTGGGTTCTGTGGCACGTAGCCAAGCTGTTTTTGGTCAGCTCGGTAAACGCTGCGGGGTGGGCCGTGCCGGAGGTTTGGGAGGGCAACCTGAACAGGGCTTGGGATCACAACACGGAACGGTTTCTCAAGTACAACTTCCGTGGTTTGCCAACGATCAAAAACAAACCAAAGGACCAGCCGTAACGTCGGCCCCGAGATTTCGCAGCGTGCTCGAGCGCCCCGCCAACTGTGCCAACGGCACCTGTGTGAAGTAGGGGGTGGCCATTGAAACCGCAAACCATTTTTGTTGTCCTGCTGCTCCTTGCCAGTTCCTGCCTGGGTCAAGAGCAGCTTGACGTTGCTGTTTCCGTGGTTACCTATCAGCAGGCATCCTCTGCCGAGGTGATCAAGCAGGACCAGGGTGTAATTATCGTTGCCGAGGGGATTTACCCAGGAACGAAGTACGCCGCCAAAGTCCGGGTTACCAACCAGGACAGCGATTACATCGAGGTTTTTCCTGAGCGGACGCCTTTTCCCCCGATGGTGATTGAGCAGTTTCGGCCAGGCGAATACCTGATTCCTGGTAATCCAGGAGACAAGTTCAATGTATCGGTTCGTGCCTCCAAGTCTCGGCCGGTCTGGCTGCTTGTAACGATACCTCTCGTTGACGGTGGGGGAAGTAATCCTGTCCCAACACCACCAGACACCTCGCCCAGTCTATCAAAGCTTGAGGACGTGTCATTTCAGCAAGCGATGGCGACTCGAGACGCAGCCACCGCAAAGGCCCTGGCCGATGGGCTGAGGGCTATCGACTTCAAGAAAGCCAAAGACCTTCCTGATGCTGTGATTTCGGTGCAGACCGTTCGGGCAAAGGTTTTCTTTAACCGAAAAGACCTGACGACTGATTGGTCCAAATACCTGAAGGCTGTCGATGCCGAGTTTGATTCGCTCAAGATCAATTCGGTCGCTGAATACCAAAGAGCTGTCGCAGCAAATGTCGCTGGCCTTGACCGGGCAAGCGCTTTGGTTGCTTCGGGAATGGTGAAAGCAAAAGAGTAATGGAAGCGGAAAATCGTGAGCCACCAAACCCGCTCGATCAGGCCTGGCAAGACCTTCTCATGGAGGTTGAGCACCAGCTGCGAGCGACCAGGCATCGGTTTTTCGGGGCAGTTACACTGGAGCTTCAGTATCAATCCGGCAATTTGACACTGTTCAAGGTGTCATCCGACCGGACCAGGAAAGTGTCAGTTGACATTCGCTGATTGATTAGTACGATTTTCGGCAACGAGCCAATCGACGCGGAAAAATGCAACCGAACAACGGTGCTTCCGCAGGGTCCGCAGGCTCTTTGAAACATTTTTCGGTGACTGAACAACAGAACCGTGCGAGCTCAGGCTTGTGCGGTTCTTTTTTTTTGCCAAGGCCAAAAAGCCAACGAAATGCAAATTACTCCACGACCTGGCGAAAACGAATATGCATTCACGGTGAGGGCTCATCGAGAGCTGATGCCGCAGGTGCAGGATTTTCACCGACGAAATCAAATGGTCTGGAATTCATGGGACCAAAGCAGCGGGCCCAGCCGAGCTCGCCAGATTGCAAGCCAAAAGTTTCCGACCGACCGTTACGAATTTAGCCCGGCGCATTGCCATTTTGCCGAGCACGACAAAGTCGAACCGAGCGGCAATGTCAAACGCGTAGGCGTGAACGACCTGATTCAGATTCTCCAGGAAAACAACTCACAAATCCTGGACCGAGAGAACTTCCAGGCAATCACCCTCGGGCACACTTCCGATCATTACGCCGCGAAAGACCCTGACGTTATTGGCTTCGCCGGTCCATATCGCCTCGGCATGATCGGTCACGAGAAACCAGTCTTTGCGATCTTTGGCGATGAATACCACCGCAGGGACCGGATTAATGACATTCAGTCAGCTCCCCGCCGAAGCATCGAACTGAATACTCTCCGAAGCACCGGACAGAGGTGGTTTGACCCGATTGCTGCGCTCGGCGCGAAAGCTCCTCGGCTGGCCATGCCGGCAAAGTACGACTCCTCGACTGAAGCCGAGGTTGAGCGGTACTCAGTCGTCGCTCCGGCCTACTCCCCGGGCGGCAGTAATACGCACGTTCCAGGCAATAACCAGGTGGAAAAGGCTGTCTATGGTGACAGCGTGCCACCGCAAACACAACAAGAGGACACAATGGGCCCGAACAACATCAGCGACCAGGACATTGCCGCAATTGTTGCCGCAATTGAGCAGATGCCTGAAATACAATTCATCCGCTCCATGCCTCAGTTCCTGACTCAAGGCGCGGGCATGGGCGGCAATCAAGACCCGATGGCCGGTCCGGGCGGCGCTCTCGGCGCAGCCCCTCCGGCTGGTGGTGGCGATTCCGTATTGGCTGCTCCGCCTGCCGCAGGTCCGGGTGCAGCCGGCGGTCTTGGTGCTCCTGGTGCTGGAGATCCGGGCCTTGGTGGTCAGGACGAAGAAAATTACGAAGCGTTGCCCGAACCGGGAGACGAGGAAGACGACGAGGAAAACATGAATCAGCCTTACTCTGCTCAGCGGCACGTCAACGTTGACCGCTACCAAGCTCGCATCGGTCAGCTGGAGACCACGGTCGCCCAGCAAATGAAGACCATCAACAAGATGACTGCCGTCATGCAGGCCGAGCATCGCAACGCTGCTGACGTTCGTCGTCGTGCTCAGCTTGAGACGTTGTCAAATCGGTACAGCATCATCGACTGCGACGAAGAGCTCGAAAAGTGCCTTTATTCGGCCGGCTCGGCCATGACTGACAAGGACTTCGACAAGCACCTGGCCTCGCTTGAAAAGTTCGGTGCTCGAGCTGAAGCGCTTGGCGGTGCTCGAATCCCTCAAGGCGAGCTCCCGATGACCGAAAAAGACACGGAGCGATTTGCCGCCGAGTGCCAGGCTGCTCAGGATATTTTCAACGAAAAGGTGAACCAGGGCGATTGGATCGACTGGGACACTGCTCTCGGCATGGCTCGCCAACGCAAAAGCTAGGCGATAGCAACGAGTCGTCAACCAAAACCTGAAACTCACACTGTTTTTGAAAGTTTTAAATCATGAGCCACTCTGCTCCTTCTTATGTAGCAAGCGAAGACATTCCCGTTTCTGTTTTCGTCAATATCTTGCTGAACAACGACCACGAAATCGAAGTTTGCGATGCGGGCGACCTTGCAATTGGAGTCAGCGACTACGCACCTCAAGATCCAGTATTGCCAGGCGGTTCTCTCGGGCCAGCCGCTACGACCGGAAACGCCTGTCGGGTTTTTGGACTGGGCGACACTTGCGAGGTTCTGGCCGGCGGTGCCGTTCAGGCCGGACAGTATCTCAAGCCTGATGCTGCTGGCAAGGCAGTTGCCTGTTCGTCCAATGACAAATACTCCGCCATCGCCCGTGCGGGCGCTGGCGCTGCAAACCAGCTGGTGAAAGTGATTCTCGAACAGGGCGTTGCTCCGTAGTGAATCTGTTGGCTGTATAGGCAACTGAATATTCCGTTTAGTTTCAAGGATCTGAAAAACAAGACAAGCAGGTGGCGCGAGCCTTTTGGTCTCACCCCACGCCAGACGATTGCTAACCGCTCTGTTGAATCAGCGCTTCCCCGCTGGTTCTGAGTTACAGAAGGTTCGCGCTTCCTGCGGTCGCATTTTTGAGGAAATCAACAATGCCCGTTGGCGCACCTTTTTTCCCAGGCAATTCGAACACCTACATCAAGGACCATGCGGCCACTGGCTACTTGATCACCCAATACAGCCGCAACCCCAAGGACTTCCCCTTGGCCCGGTATGCTCAGTATCGGGAAGTCAAAAAGGACTCTGGATACTACCTGCGAATGACTGCCGAACAGGCTGGTCGTCTCGTTGGTGGAACCCTGGATGAATTTGTTTGGCCGGACGGTGCAGACCGACCGAATCACAACGACGGCCTGGAGACCGTGGCCTGGGCAGACTACCGCACTCAGCGGTATGACTTCCCGTTCCGCCTTGGCCAAAAGGCTGTCGAGCAAGCCGGCTGGGACGTGAAGGCTGTCGAAGCGGCCAATCACGCTCAGCAGGCGATGACAGGCCGGACTCGCCAAATGCACCTGGCCTTCGAGACCAACTCGAACTGGGACACTGGCCACCGTGTTGACGTCACCTCGATTTCTGGCGTATCCGGCCGCTGGGATTTGAGCACCACTGCTCGGATGGACATCAAGAAGAGCATCAACCACGCCCGCGACCTGATTCTGAAGGACACCCTCGGTGTCGTGAAGAACAAGGCCGACATGCGGCTCGTCATGAACCCCTACACCGCTCGCAAGATCGGTGAATGCCAGGAAATGGTCGATGCGATCAAGCATTCGACTGACGCGTTGAAGCACTGGAAGGGTGACCTGCCGGATTACTCCGAATTCGGGCTCCCGACCCTGCTGTACGGCATCCCGATTGTGGTTGAAGACACCGTAATGGTGACCAGCC